GTGTGTTGGCCATCCCAACCACCTAAATGATTATCGGCAGTCTCGTAAACCTGTATTGGTTGCGCTTGGTATGCACGGAAGTTGGTAATAATCTTAAGAATCCATTGAAGATCAGGTTCACGTTGCATAGTGGTATCAATAACAATTTCACTCAGCGGCTTCTCAATAGCACGACACAAGCGGAATTGTGTACGATCATTAAACTTGATATTAGGATGATTCTTTTTAAATGTAGCGATCGCTTTGCTTAACGAAGCAGTCCAATTACGACGAGCTTGGGGTGGCAAGGAATTAATTGTGTCATTAAGACGAGTTACGATGTCAACTAGATTAGAACTGGTGTTACGGTATAAAGAATTGCGGGTATCCGCATAGGTAGGTGTGGCGGCTGCCATTTGATTTCTCCTTAAAGTGACAAATACAATAGTAACGACCCCGTGTCATTAAGATTGTTTTTATTGTCAGCTATTTGGTACTACTTCGCCTATTGTATGAGAATAAGCATTTACTGTCTACTGCTATTTTACTCGAACTGCAACTTTCTGATGCCTACTTACGTAACCAATGTACTCGTATTTGATTGCATTTTTAGCAACAAATTCTTGCCATGCACGAAATTCATCCAGCTGCCAACCCGGGTAATTGAAGTATTCGTCAAACACAATCACAGTTCCGGGCACAATGTTCTTTCGCAATTCAGTTAAAATAGTAACGGTACTAGAATACAAGTCACAGTCTACATGTAGCAATTGGATGGGTTGGTCCTTGACCTCCTTCTTGAAAGGTGGTAAGGTCTCATTAAACCAACCCACATGCAATTTGCAATTGTCACGTACCTTGGGCAAACCAGAACGCTTGAAGAATCCCTTGGGCATACGACTTGTCCAATCCTCAGGCAAACCTCGAAAGCTATCAAATCCATGCACCACCTGACGGTCAAATATTCTTGCAAAGTGGTTCAAGGTTCTGCCAGAAGCAACACCAATCTCTAAAACCAAACCAGATCCGGTAGTTTGTGATCTGGCTATCCAATCATGAAAGTCATAGTCATTTGCAAAGTTTGGTACTGCTCGCATGTTATTAACAACATAGTCTGCAGTTGATTCACTGGCCAAACGTGTGGCAGTAAAGTCTGTGTCGATGACGTCTGTGTATAAGCCTAGTAATTTCTTTTGTGCATAACTTGGTTGCGGATAACGCAGCCACTCCTCAAAGCGATCTTTTAGTCTATAGAAAGTTTTAATCATGTTTGTATTATAACAATTAAACTGTGCAAAGTCAACGGTATGTGATTAAATTGGTTAAACAAGTTTGCAAGTCGCCAGCATGTAAGGTCAACATAATTGCAGTCTGTTCATCAAACACATATATTTGGTCCATCTTCTTTACGTAATAAGGTGCTGGCATGGCACGTTCAAGTAACAGATAGTGTCCTGGCTTTATTTTTTCAACCAAGTTGATGGTGTGCGACTGGTATTCGTTTCGTGGTATGGCTGCTAGGCCGTATTTGGTTAAACGTAGACTATTTGGATTTAAGGGATTGAACCAGACAAGTTCTTTTGAGAACTGTGCAAGTGCGGGTATTTGTTGTTGCCAATGCGCTTGCGACACATTAGGCAGTGGGCTTTTTCTGTGTGAACACAGTTTCGCCTTGAGCAAGTAACACAACTTCAAACTTGTCGGTCTTGAACAGTGTGTTAAGTTTTTTGCAGAGATTGATAGCGTGGCCGCTGTTACTAAAAGAAACTTTTTTATACTTTGGTCCAGGATAGCTGACCAAGATATTGTGTGTCTTTAAGTTAATGGGTTTGGAGTCGTAGTAAACTGCCCAAATCCCTTCTGAATTTAGAATTTGGTCACTTTTGTAATTTGTTTTATTTACGTGCTCCAATAGCACGGTAGGTTTTGGTCTAGACATAGTCGAATTCCTAATACATTTATTTATCTCAATATCTGCGTATATTACTTAAAACCACCGCCATCCATGACGATATTTACACTTTCTCCTTGCCCGCCACCAGTTTCTCCGCTGATTTGGGCAATGTGTGTGAGTAGTTCAAAGATGTCTGAATGTAGATTACGTGCTTCTGCTGCACTCAGTATAAGTTCTTTTTTCCCACTTTGATTTAGGGCACGTACTTTGTCGTTAAACATTCTTACGTGTATGCTTAGGTTACTGTCCATTTTGTTTCCTTAGTTCTTGTAACATTTCTTCCTGTGTGGCAAACGGTCCACGGAATGGATATCTGTTTAATGTGATAAGTTTAGGACAATATGCCTTGGCCCAATGACTTTCAAATTGAACAATATAATATCCTGCACAGAAATAACTTTTACTTTTTGCTGCCTTGGTATAAACAGGCAGGCGTCTAGTTACATCATATAATTCATTGTGCGGCTTGCTCTGTGTTGGATACCCATGTATGTCATTACCTGCAGGCTTAGTTGACCTCTTGTTGACTTTGTCAAAGGTGATGTTATACTGTGTACTTAATAGTTTAATTGAATTAAATCGTTCTCTTTGATCATCATGTACATAAACAAAACCGCCATCCTCGACGGCTTGAATAGTAGCTACTCGATGTCCTTGGTCTTCTACAACCCAGAACTTGTTTTTAACTACCGGTTTTGCGATTCGGTCTGTCATATTAATCATGTTTGCTTTAGTTGGTGTTGCGTTATTATCTTGCCTAGTGCTCGATCAAAATCTTCTGTTTCGGGTATGATATATAAGTCTGATTGTTCACCATACCCACTCTTACCTATCTCAACAATGTACCCACCTTGAGCACCATAGATGTTGATTGCGATTTTGTGATTGGGAAACTTTTTTGTGTTTCCTGTAACATCGCCCAAGGTGATTGGTGACATACCACCCTGTGACATATTGTATATGCCGCCTGATAATCCACTCATTGCTCACTCCTAATCATATCACTTCCGTCATTAATATTGCCGCGACAAAAGCAATAACTAGATAAGTCATTGCATGTAGCAACTGATCCAATCCCAACCATACCCAGTACCAGTGATCCTCAGGTGTTAGTCTTACACTGGCACGTACCTTGACCCAATCAATATGATAGTGTATGAACGCATCAAACAAGGCCAACATCAAGCAAGCCTGCGGTGTCAGGAAGTGCATTAGTATAACATAAGTCAAGGCAGCATGTAACCCTGCGTGTTCAAATCCACCAAGTCTACCATAGTGTCCTTTGTCTTTGAGCATACGTTGGGATTGCCAAACAAAATCCGCTAGGAAGTGTTTGACAAATAATAATGATAATACTAGCCACGTGGTCATTCTATTCCATATTTCATTCTAAGATCAAACACAACTTTTTTCAATGCTGCATTGTAACCAGTTTCCCAATCAGTGTGTTCTTCTGCAATAGTTCTTGCTTGGATAATTTCTATACAATCTTTAACTATTACTTCAGTTGCTGCTATCTGTTCAAATTCTGTTATCATTTTGGATACTCCGCACTCAAAAATTCACTATAGTTTGTAGCATGTTCGCTGAGTTTGTTCAGTTCATACTTGCCACAGAACTTGAGAAACTTGGTACCCACTTGTGCTACGTTTTTTGGTACACTGCCTGTTGCGATAGTCTCAGCAATCTTTGTTTTAATTTCTTCAGGTTGTGCTTTCAAGTCAACTAGTACCACGTTGCGGTTGTAGTCGTCAATAACACGATGTTCCGCGCCTTCGTGATCGGTCCATCTTTGTAACATAAGATTGTTCCAGTTAAAACCCTTGCTGTTACGATCTTGATAAGCCTCAGTGAGTCCCACTTTGTTTTTGCTACCTTTAGTCCTGACTCCAGGATAGGCTGAGAAGATGTTATCAGTCGGATCACCTCGCATACATTTTTCAAACAGTATCCAAGATGGATCAGGTATGACTTTAGGCAGTTTAGTTTTTTTATCAATTACCGGTTTTCCTCTTTTGTCCATGATGCCTTCGAGTGTGTGGAGCTCGTCTGCAATGCCGTTATACTGGTTAACATTCGACGCCAGTAACTGATGAAAATCTGTATCACTGGAAACAATGGTGTGGTGATCATGCGGATGTGATTGTATCCACCCGGCCACCAAGTCGTCGGCTTCAAGTTCTGGGTGCTGAAGAACTGTGCAATTAGTTTTTT